TGCGAGAATCCCTCCCCGTCATTTTTTCCACGAACCCGGAGGTGATGAGCATGGATGCTCGGAAGTCGCCTTTGAGGGCGGTGGAGCCTGGCGAGAAGCCGGCGCGGAAGATCACGTCGGTGCTCGAGGCGGCGGAGCAGGGTTCGCGGCTGGATGAGCTCGTGCAGATGCGTCGGGTGATTGCTCGGGCGCTGGATAACGAGAACACGTCGCCTCGTGATTTGGCGGCGTTGTCGCGTCGGCAGATTGAGATCTCGAAGGAGATCGAGGCGTTGAAGCGTCAGACGGCTGAGGAGGCTGCGGATGCCGCCCACGTCTCCGATGAAGCGTTCGACGCGGAAGCTATCTGAGGTTGCCCGGCATGTTGTGATCCCGACCGGGATTGTTTCGACGGGTTGGCCTGCTGTCGAGGCTCGGATTCGTGAGTTCGGTGACGAGTTCGACGAGTGGCAGCGTGGCGCTTCGAAGGTCTTTCTCGGGAAGCGGGAGAACGGCGACTATGCCGCCACGGTCGGCGGCATCACGCTCTCCATTCCGCGCCAGGTGGCGAAGACGTACATGGTCGGTCGGATCGTGTTCGCGTTGTGCACGCTGTTCCCGAACTTGACGGTGCTGTGGACTGCTCACCGGACTCGGACGTCATCGAAGACGTTCGGTTCGTTGCGGGGCTTCGCTGGACGCAAGTCGGTGGCTCCGTTCGTTAAGAACATTCGTGCTGTGAATGGTGAGCAGGAGATCGAGTTCACCAACGGCTCGGTGATCATGTTCGGTGCTCGCGAGGGTGGGTTCGGGCGCGGGTTCGAAGAGGTCGACATCGAGGTGTTCGACGAGGCGCAGATCCTCACTGAGAAGGCGCTCGAGGACATGGTCGCCGCCACGAACCAGTCACGTCACCCGCACGGTGCGTTGCTGTTCTTCATGGGCACACCGCCGCGGCCGGTTGATCCGGGTGAGGCGTTCAAGGCTCGCCGGCGTGACGCTCTCGAGACTGCTGCTGCGCTGGTTCGCGGCGAGGATGTCGAGTCGGACGCGGTGTACATCGAGTGTTCTGCGGATGCTGATGCTGAACCTGATGATCGTGAGCAGTGGGCGATCGCGAACCCGTCGTACCCGCATCGAACGCCGTTGCGGTCGATGCTGCGGTTGCGGAAGAACTTGCCGTCCGACGAGTCGTGGAAGCGTGAAGCGCTTGGCATCTGGGACAGCGATCAGAGCGGGTCTCGTGCGATCAGCGAGGTGCAGTGGTCGGCGCCCGAGCTCGTCGTGGATGAGGCTCCGGAGGGTGATGCGGCCTATGCGGTGGCGTTTAGCCTCGCCGGTGACCGTCTCGCGCTCGCGGGTGCTCGGAAGCATGACGACGGCGTGCACGTCGAGATGATCGACGCGCTTGAGGATGAGCGTGGTGTCGAGTCAGGTCTTTCGGCTCTCGCGGACTGGTTCTGCGAGCGTGACGACACCGGAACACCAAGGTGGCGCCGATCATCGGGCATTGCCCTCTCGGGCCGGTCGGGCGCACCGGCGCTCGCTCAGCTGCTCCGCGACCGTGGCGTCGCGGACCGGTGGATCGTCCTCCCGACGACACCGAAGTACATCGAGGCGTGCTCGATGTGGCTCGAGGCGGTTCGGGGGAAGACGGTCACTCACAAGCGTGAGGGTCAGGACGCGCTCGATGCTTCGGTCGCGGTGACGGATACGGACAAGCGGGGCGGCCTCTCGGCTACGACTCCGGATGGGGATGACACGCCTGTGGAGGCGGTGGCGTTGGCGCATTGGGTTGCGCGTACGTCGCCGTTGAAGCCGAAGCGTGCGAGTGAGCGGAAGGCGGTCTTCTTGTGAGCACTCTTTCCGCTGGAGTTCCCAACGTGAACCTCGAGGGGCCAGATTCGGATCTGTTCGGCCGGCTGTTCAACACGTGGCAGGCGAAGCGTCCGCGGAACCTGTTGCGGACGGTGTACGACGAGGGCAAGAACGCGCTGAAGGATTTCGGGATCGCGGTTCCGCCGCAGATGCAGTCGGCGTTCACGCCGTTGCAGTGGATCTCGAAGGGTGTCAACGCGGTTACGCGGCGTTCGGTGTTCGAGGGTTTCGTGTCACCTACGGGTTCTGCGGACCCGTTCGGCATGGCGGGTGTGCTCGCGGACAACCACTTCTTCGAGGAGTTCCCCGCGGCGAAGCGGTCATCGACCGTTCACGCTTGCGCGTTCCTCACGGTGACTGAGGGTGATGTGCAGTCGGGTGAGCCGGCGCAGATGATCATGGCCCGTTCGGCTGATAGCACGGCGGCAGTGTGGGACACGCGTCGTCGGGCCTTGGGTGGCCTGCTGTCGATTATCAGCGCGGATGATGCTGGTCCAACCGAGATGGTGATGCAAACACCCGATCGGGTGTACTCGTTCGTGAAGCGTCAGTCCGGTTGGGTCACTACGTTCATCCGGAACCGGCTGGGTGAGGTCTCAGCGGCCCGCCTGGCGTACTTGCCCGACCTAACTCGCCCCTTCGGTCATTCGCGTATCACGCGGACGGCTATGGGGCTCACGGACGCTGCGGTGCGGACGTTGCTTCGTGCTGAGGTGTCGGCCGAGTTCTATTCGGCGGACAAGTACTGGTTGTTCGGCGCGGATGTGACGAAGTTCATCGGTGACGACAAGTGGTCGGCGCTGATGGGTCGCATGAACGCGATCGACGTGGATACGGTCGCGGGCGACAAAGTCGACATCCAACGGTTCAGTGGGTCGTCGCCGCAGCCGCATACAGATCAGATGCGTTTGATCCAGTCGATGTTCGCGGATGACCAGAACCTTGATGTGAAGTACGCGGACGCGTCGAATCCGTCGTCTGCGGACGCGATCTACGCGGCGAAGGAAGATCTCATCATCGACGTTCGCGATGCGAACCGGGTGTGGGGGCGCGGGGCCGTGAAGGCGTTCCAGCTCGCAGTTCGGTTGCGTGACGGGATCGCGATGACGGATGAGCTCCGGGCAATGAGTTCGCAGTTCACGGACCCGGCGATCGTTTCGCCGTCTGCTCGGGCGGATGCGTTCTCGAAGCTGTCGACGAGTATCGACGGTTTCGGGAACAGTCCTGTCGGGATGAAGTTCGCTGGTCTGCCGTTGGAGGACATCGCTCAGTTCCAGGCGTGGAAGCAGCAGCAGGGTGCGTCCGATCGGATCGCGCAGCTGGTGGAGGCGGCGAGGGGGCTGAGGGCCGATGGCGACACTCCAACAGGTGGAGGAGTACCGGACGGCGACACAGACGCTGGTAACGCTGGCGCACTCGCAACTGCGTGACCTTCTGTCGTCGTTCAACGCTTCGTCGAACCCGGTAGCGGTTAGGGATGCGCTTTTGCGTTACTTCCCGGATTTCATGGTCGCGTTCGGTGACACGGCTGCGGTCCTCGGGGCGGATTTCTACGACATGGTTCGTGATCTCCCCCCGAGTGCCGGGACTGTGCAGACGGTGTTCGCGCAGCCGGCGAAGACGAAGCAGTCCGAGGGTGTCGTTCGCTGGTCGGCGGGTGCTTTGTTCGCGGCTGAGCCGTCGTGGGAGTCGTTCGAGGCGGCACTTCTGGGTGCGTCGCAGCGGCTCATCTTGCAGCCGTCGCGGCAGACGATCGATCTGATGGCGCAGGCGGACGCACGGTCGGGGCGGATAGCTGCGGTCGGATGGTCGCGGAACGTGCACCCGGAGCGCGCTCGCTCGGGGAAGTCGTGTGACTTCTGCATCATGCTCGCCGGTCGCGGCCCCGTATACCGGTCGCAGGCCGCGGCAGGTTCCGTGGTCGGGCGCGGTTCCGATCGCACCGGATACGACGCTGACGGCAACCGACTCTCGGGCGGCGTCGGTGAGGGCGTGAAGAAGCGGCGCGTGCAGGAACTCGCAGCCGAGTTTCACGACAACTGCAACTGCACGTCGGTGCCCACGTTCTACGAGGTCCAGGACCGTCCAGGTTCGCGGTACCCGAAAGTACTCGCCCCGATCTCTTAGCCCTTCGCGGGCTCACTGGTTTCCCTCGTTCGCGATGTTCGAGGGTTCGCGCGGCGCGACTGCCGCATTCATATGGAGGACGCATGTCTACGGAGAACCCCACGAGCTCGGAAACGCCGGAAGGCGTCGACAACCCGGTATCGGCGGATGGCGCGAAGCCTGACGAGCCGCTGGGTGAGGCGGGTATCGCTGCACTGAAGTCCGAGCGCGCGGCACGAGCCGCCGCGGAGGCGGCAGCGAAGGAAGCTCTCGCGAAGGTTAAGGCGTTCGAGGACGCCCAGAAGACCGAGGCCGAGAAGCAGGCCGAACGGCTGGCTGAGATCGAGCGTGAGAACGCCGAGCTCAAGGCCGCGAAGACACGCGCCGAAGTGGCCGCCGCCAAGGGCGTTCCTGCGTCGTTGCTTTCGGGCAGCACGCAGGAGGAGCTCGAGGCGTCGGCGGATGCGCTCATCGCATTCAGGGGGACGACGGAGCCGCAGAAGCTCTACGTCCCGAACGAGGGCAAGGCTCCTGACCTGGCCCTGAACGGCGACGGCATCGAGCAGTCACTCAAACAAGCACTCGGCATCCAGTGATGCCCCAAACCAAGGAGTAAACCATGGCTGTTACCGCAGCAACCGTTACCGGAGATTTCTCCGGCTTCCTCAAGCCAGATCTTGCCCAGGCGTACTTCGAAGAGGCCCGGCGCCGCTCCGTCGTGCAGCAGCTCACCCGTCAGGTGCCGCTTGGCATCAACGGTGCGGAGATCCCGGTCGTGACCTCGAAGCCCACCGCAGGGTGGGTCGCTGAGGCCGGCCAGAAGCCCGCTACCAAGGGCGCGCTGTCGCTCAAGACCATCACGCCGAAGAAGCTCGCCGCGATCGCGGTGGTCTCGGCTGAGGTCGTCCGCGCGAACCCAGGCAACTACGTCAACCTGCTCCGTGAGGACATCGCTGAGGCATTCGCAATCGCGTTCGACGCTGCGGCGCTTCACGGCACCAACTCGCCCTTCGGCGCCGGAAACAACATCGACGCGACCACGAAGACGGTCGAGCTCGGCACCACTACGAAGGCCAACGGTGGCGTGTATGGCGACATCGTTGCTGGTCTCGCGCTTCTTGTGAACGACAAGAAGAAGCTGACCGGGTTTGCGTTCGACCGTGTCGTCGAGCCGACGTTCCTCTCGCAGACGGACAACAACGGTCGTCCGCTGTTCGTGGAGACCCCACTCGAGGACACCGCGTCGATTGTGACGCCCGGCCGCCTCATCGGCCGCCCCGCTTTCATCGGCGACGGCGTGTCGACGGCGATCGTGGCCGGCACCCCGAACACAGGCGGCATCGTCGGCTACGGCGGCGACTGGTCGCAGGCTGTCTGGGGCACCGTCGGCGGCATCAGCTACGACGTGTCGACCCAGTCGACCGTCACCATCAACGGCGAGCTCGTCTCCCTGTGGGAGAACAACCTCGTCGCGGTGCGTGCTGAGGCTGAGTACGGCTGGCTGGTCAACGACCCGCAGGCGTTCGTCGAGTACACCAACCACACGGCCTGATGGCTCGGCTGACGCTTCCGGACGCCGGCACGATCATCCACGTCGAGGGCGACCTTGAGCAGACGATGCGTGCCAGCGGTTGGGTCGATGTGACCCAGGATGAGGCGACTCCGGAGAAGCCGAAGGCGACCCGCAAGCCGGGGCGGCCCAAGAAGTCCGAGTGACCGGAGGAGGGGCGGGGCACACGCTCCGCCCCTCCGAACCGAGGAGGTGCCATGTCGTGGACGCAACCGAGTGACGTCACCAACTCGTGGATCGGTCCGAACAAGCCCGACGACCTGAACCTCGTTGAGATGTGGATCGGGAAGGCTGAGCGGGAGATTCGGCGCCGTGTTCCGGACATCCAAGCACGGATGGACGACGAGGCGGAGGAAACCCCGGCCCGCACGGATCTGCTGGACACGGCGGTCGATGTGACGGTCGCGATGGTCACTCGTGTGTTCCGGAACCCTGAGGGCATCCGGCAGACGAACGAGACGACCACGACGGGGCCGTTCTCGGACACCAAGTCGTTGACGTACGGCGGGAACACGCCCGGCAGCCTGGGGCTCACTGACGAGGAGTTGGCGGCGCTTCAAGGCAAGAGCGAGACGGGCGCGTACACGATCGACCTGATCCCGCGCACATCGCCGTTCCATCCCGACTATGTGCCGGTGGTGACGGTCCTGTGACGCGGCCGATCAGCGAGTACGTCGAGCATTCGGTGTACGTGGCGGGTGCTGAGGATGCGCACGGTAACGCGACTGAGTCGTGGGGCGATCCCGCGACGGTGGGTGTGTTCGCGTTCGATCCCGGTTCCACTTCCGAGCCGCGTGAGCCTGGTCACGACCGGGTGATCGTGGAGCCGACGCTGTACGTGCCTCCGGATGTTGTGTTCGGTCCACACGACCGGGTTGCAGCACGGGGGCGGGTGTACGAGGTCGAGGGCGAGACGCGTGAGTGGCGCCACCCGGACGGATCTCGAAAGGGAAACGTCGTGACCCTGAGGAGGGTCGATGGCTAACGTGCGAGTGAAACTGAGCATCCGTGGTGTTCGCGATGTGCTGAAGTCGAGCGCCGTTTCTTCAGAGCTAGCTCGACGCGCTGGACGCATCCGAAATGCAGCTGGCGAGGGCTTCTCGATGGTCGTCAAACCGCACCGATACACCGCGCGCGCCTTCGTTCAGTCGGACACCGCCGCTGCAGACAAGCGTGAGGCAGAGAGCAAGGTGCTGACACGAGCATTGGACGCGGGACGATGAACCTTCCCGACGTCGAGGCTCTCGTGCGGGCGTTCCTGGCCTCTGTCGTCGCTCCGGTTAAGGTAGCGACTGCTGTGCCGGCGCAGCGCCCGGCAGAGTTCGTGCGTGCGTGGCGCACTGGTGGGGCTGCGGTGAACCGCATCCTTGACCAGCCGCAGATCACTGTGCAGGCGTGGGCGCAGGGCAGTGTTCGTGCGTCTGAGATAGCGCAGGTCTGCCGTACTGCGCTGTTCAACGACTACCCGACCATGCCCCTTGTTCGTGGTGTCGAAGAAGTCTCCGGACTGTACTTCGACCCGGACCCGGACACCAACGTCCCGCGGTACACGTTCACGGTCATTCTGAACGTCCGCGCGCGACGCCCCTGACATCACCAACCAAACCCATCCGACCCCGCCTCCGCGCGGGGTTTTCGCATGAAAGGGGGACCACATGGTCCTGAATGCAGACAACGCGCGGATCTATGGGTCGGATCTCGACTCGATTTACCTCGCACCCGTAGGAACCACCCTTCCGACGACGATCGGCGGTGCTCTTGATCCCGAGTTCGAGGACGTGGGCTGGCTCCACGAGGACGGCATCGTTGAGGCGGCGACCGGTTCGAAGGAGGTCATCCGCGGCCACCAGGGCGGCGGCGTCGTAAAGACGCGCATCTCTGAGTCCGGCACCACGATCGGGTTCACCGCGCTTGAGACAAAGGCGCAGACGAAGGCCCTTCGCTACAACGAGAAGACCGTCGACACGACCGTTCCCGGCGTACGGAAGGTGCGCCGAGGCGCAGGCCAGACGGTGAAGCGTCGCGCCGCGGTCATTGATCTGTTCGACGCGGACAACGTCACCGTCAAGGAACGGCTTGTCATCCCAGTCCTCGAGATCGTGCCGGACGGCGACCGGACCTACGTCAACAGCGACATCGCAGGCTTCCCATTCATCGGTGAAGTCATCGGCGACTACGACTCGTTCGAGACGGAAGCGGACGAAGAAGAGTAACGGCGTGGTCGGGCGAGGAATCCCTTGGTGATGGCTCGCCTCGCCCGTCCACACCTCTTGAGCCACCACCGAACACCCAAGGAGTCATCACCATGACCGCACCAAAGAAGCCCCAGGACCACAAACCGAAAGATCCCACGGTCGAGACCGTTGAAGGGGGCAAGCGTGTCACGTGCCGCGGGATCACCGTCACCATCCCGGACGAAGCGCTCGACGACTTCGAACTCGTCGAGGAGCTCGGCCGGGTGCAGTTTGGCGAGCAGCAGGATCGCGGGCGGTTGCCGCTCATTCTCCGCAGGCTGGTAGGCGACAGCGGTTACAAAGCTGTTATGGACGGGCTGCGCGGGCCGAACGGGCGCGTCCCGATCCAGGCCGGGTTCGAGTTCATCAAGGAACTGTTCGGAGCTCTCAACCCAAACTCCTGATGCTCGCGTACGCCCTCCAGCAACACGAGGGCGCATTGCGGGCATCGCTCCAAGCCGTCTACGGCATTCGACTCTCCGGGGTGCGTTCGCAGATGCGCGCACTCGAGCTCGCGGATCTGGTCGCGTACCTCCCTGATGGGTGCCCGCTGTGGCAGTCAGTGGGTGGGCCGCGGGCGTGGTCGCCAGAGACCCATCTGCTCAATCTCGTGGAGTTCCGTCTCCGAGTCCTCGATTGGCGGAAGACGAACGACGGCAAGCACGGCCACAAGGCGCCGAAGCTGCACAAGCCGCCGCCGCTCGCGCACGAGAAACAGGCCGAACAAACGAAGCAGGCGACTCGTGCTGCGGCATGGGAGGCGCGTCAGCGTCGCCGAACTGAATAGCAACTGAGGGGGGCCCATGGCAACCGAAATCGCCTCCGCCTACCTCAGTCTCTACGCCAGGATGCCCGGTGTTCAGAATGACATCGCGAAGCAGTTGGGCGACGTCGATGCGGACAAGGTCGGCGAGGAACTCGGCAAGAAGAGTGGCGTCGGCTACACGAAGGGCTTCGCAGCTGCGGGTGCTGTCGGTGGTCTCGTTGCGACGCTGGCGTCTGCTGGTGCGCAGGCTCTGGGCGACCTCGTTGGGGATGCCGTCGCGGCGTCGGACGCTACGTCGAAGTTTGCGCAGACGCTGCAGTTCGCGGGAGTGGACACGACGGCGATCGACAACCTCAAGAAGTCGACTAAGGCGTACGCGGATGACACCGTTTACGACCTCGCGACGGTGCAGAACACAACCGCGCAGCTCGCGGCGAATGGTGTCAAGGACTACGACCGGCTGACGGAGGCTGCGGGAAACCTCAACGCGGTCGCTGGCGGCAACCAGGACACGTTCTCGTCCGTCGCGATGATGCTGACTCAGACGGCTGGTGCAGGGAAGCTCACAACCGAGAACTGGAACCAGCTGTCAGACGCGATCCCTGGCGCGGCTGGCCAGTTGCAGAGTGCGCTCATGGCTGCAGGCGCATACACGGGGAACTTCCGTGATGCGATGGCCGAGGGCCAGATCACGGCTGATGAGTTCAACGCGGCTCTACTCGAACTCGGTACGCAGCCGGTAGCGGTTGAGGCGGCGAAATCGACCGAGACGATGGAGGGCGCGCTCGGGAACCTGAACGCCACCATCGTTGGCGGCCTGGCCGGCGCGATCGACGCGATCAAACCGGTACTTACGGACTTCGTAAACGGTATCGCTGGGGTCGTCACGTTCATTGGCGACAACATCGACTGGATCGGGCCGCTAGCTGCTGGCATCGGCATCGTGGTCGGCGCGATCGGGTTGTGGACTGCCGCTCAGTGGCTCCTCAACGCGGCACTCACCGCGAACCCGATAGGTCTCATCGTGGTCGGTATCGGTCTCCTGATCGGTGCCATCATCCTCCTGGTTCAGAACTGGGATGTTGTCGTCGCCTGGCTCACAGACGTTTGGAACGGCTTCGTGTCCTGGTTCATGGGCATCATGGACGCGTTCCTTGGCTGGTGGAACGGGCTTTGGACCGCGGTGTGGGAGTGGATCGTTTCGGTCTGGAACAACATCGTCAGCTTCGTCACGGCGTACTTCACCGCTCTGTACAACACGATCATGGGCATCGGGTCGGCTATCGCTGGCTGGTGGAACGGGTTGTGGAACGGAATCGTCTCGTTCTTCACGGGGGTGTGGAACAACATCCTTGGCGTCATCAGCACCGTTCAGGGTGCCTTCGCGTCCGTCTTCGGTGCGATCGCTGACGTTGTACGGGGCGCGTTCGAGGGTGTCGTGTCGGTCGTGAAGGGCGTCATCAACGGCATCATCGGCGCCGTCAACGGTGTCATCGACGGCATCAACAGCGTGTCTGGGGTCATTGGCGGAGCGATCGGCGTGAACCTCAGCATCGGCCATATCCCGAAGCTTGCCGCGGGAGGCGTCGTCTCCCGCCGCCCGGGGGGCATCATCGCGAACATCGGTGAAGGCCGATACGACGAGGCCGTGGTGCCGTTGTCGCCGGGTGTGCTGTCCCAGCTGGGTGGGGGCGGCGGGCTCCGTCCGGGCGAGCGGATGACGTTGATCGTTGGCGATCGCGAGTTCGAAGCGTACGTGGGAACACTCGCAGACAACCGGATCGGGTCGTACGACTCGCAGCGGTCGCGCGAGGCACGCCGAGGGGAGCGCGTCTGATGGCTTCCTCCGCGGTCGCTTTTGACGACATGTCCCCGCAGCCTCGAGTGGAGCTCGTGATCGACCCCGCGGACCTTGATGCCGCGACGGCCACGGTGACGGTGTTGCAACTGTCGAAGTGGGGTCAGGTTCCGGTTCGCAGTGCACGGGGCCGTGCCGTCGCTGGCGGTCTCGCGGTGACGGACTTCGAGGCACCTCCCGGGGTGGTGACGACGTACCGTGTTGAGCAGTTCGACGCGGGCGGCGCGTCCCTGGGGTTCGCATTGAACCTCACTGCTCAGGTGACGATCCCGGAAGGGCATGCCGTCATCGCGGACCCGCTGGTTCCGGCGAACGCGCTCCTGGTGGAAGCCGAGCGGGCGTTCGCAGCCGAGCTCAAGCACTCACGGTCCACGTCGTTCTACCGCGCGGGGAACGAGACGATCGCACTGTCCGGCCCTCGGTCGCTGCTGCAGGACGTGAATCTGCGGTGCTACACGGAGACCGAAGAGGACCGGGAGATGTTCGAGGCGATCACTGCCGAATCGGTGATCGTGGTCCGGACGATGCCGAGCATGCGCCTCCCGGGCTCCTTTTACGCGAGCACCCCGGATGTGGTGATGTTGCCGTGGGATGCGCACGAGGACGGCGAGACCGACGAATGGCAACTCACGGGTCAGGAGATCACCCGCCCGGTGATCGACATTGTTGTGCCGACGTACACGTGGCAGGACGTCATCGATTACTACCCGACGTGGGCGGATCTGATTGCGGATCGGGCGACGTGGCTGGATCTGATTCGTAACCCGCCCCCTAGCGCGTAAGTCGGGAGGCTGACCATGCTTCAGGTTCCGGAGAGCGTGTGGGAGGCGCTGGGGGACTCGGCGGTGACTCGCCGGTTCTACGGGATCGCGCAGTATCAGGGCCGTCAGGTGATGTTGAACCTGGATACGTCGGGTGATGTGTCGTTCACGTCGTCGACCGGTGTGCAGTCCGATGCGTCGATCCGGGTTGTCGGGTTCGGTGATTCGTTGGTGCCGAAGACGGCGACGGACATGCTCGCCCCGTACGGGCAAGAGGTCACGCTGTTCTGGGAGTTGCAGTTGCGGGGCCGTCAGACTGCGGTGATCCCGATGGGTGTGTTCCGCATCACGGGCAACGACGGTGGTCGGGAGAATCCGTCAGTTCGGGTGATCCCGGGGAAGCCTGGTTCGGTTGAGGGGCCTGCGGGTGTGTGGACGGTGTTGGAGGGTGCGGTTGAGGACCCGCCCGGGTCTGGCCTGTACGTGCCCACGACTGCTGAGGTACCCGCTGGTTCTGGCCTGTATCTGGTGGATGAGGCGCGGGCTGAGATTGTGCGCCGGTTCGTGCAGGACTGGGATGTGGGTGTTGAGCTCGCTGACCGGTTCGACATGCTCGAGCGGGCGAAGCTTGTAGATCCGAAGTCGCCGGTGTCGTCGTCGATGTGGGCGGAGCTGCAACGGTTGTCGTTGTTCCCGCTGCTGACGTCGGTGGCGGTGCCGGATGCGTTTGTGCCGGCGGGGATGGCGTACGACGAGCGGCTGTCGACGGTGTGGGATCTTGCCGCGTTGGCGGGTGCTGTGCCGGCGATGACCCGGCAGGGGGCGTTGACGTTGCGGCGTCAGGATCGGTGGTTGACGGAGACCGAGCCTGAGTTCGAGATTTCGGGTGCGATTGAGTTCAGCCGGAAGCAGTCGAACGACTTCTACAACTATGTGTGGGCGCACTCGGACGATAACGAGTTCTCCGGGTTCGCGGTCCTGGAGGATGATTCGGACCCGCGGTCGGTGAATCGTGCCGGCCTGGTGACGTATGAGCATTCGTCGCCGGTGTACACGTCGGATGCGGCTGCGACGGCGGGTGCGTGGACGATCTTGAATCGGCTGTTGAATCGTCGGTCTTCGACGGTGACGGCGGTGTGTAAGCCGCAGGCGATGCTCCTCGAGGTGGGCGATTTCGGTCTGATCACGGATGACGTGCAGGGCCGTTCGGCGCTGGGTGAGGTGTCGGCGGTGACGGTGCCGAATGATCCGACGCAGCCGGTGACGGTTGAGCTGATCGTCGCGGAGGAGTACTGATGTCGGACGCGCAGGCTCAGGCACGCCGGGAGGCATCTCTCAGGGCCGGTCGCGCGTCGACGACTGAGGGTCGCGTGACGGCGATCGATTGGGGTTCTCGTTTGGTGACGGTGAACCTTGGGGGGTTCACGCAGGTCATGCCGTGGAAGGGTGCGCCGCCGTGGGCGGGCGACCGGGTGCGTGTGGACACGCAGGGCGGTTCGCCGGTGTGTGAGCTGATCGAGGGCGCCCCGTACGGCTCGGTCATTGAGCCTGACGGGGATTATCTCCGGGTGACTGGGGATGACGCTGAGGAGTACCGGTACGTGTTCGTCGGGACGGACGTGTTCACGGGCGGTGAGCGGGTCGCGCTGGATCATGCGCGGAAGCTCGTGCTTGGGCAGTTGTCCACGGACCCGGCGTTCGACGTCCCGGATACACCGACAGCTCCGCCGCCTGGCTCTGGTGGGTCGACGTGGTTCGCGCCGGTGTGGTCGGGGAACTGGCGTGATGGGTCGTTCGCCGGTGATGCGGTGGAGATTTCGACGTCGCGGGTGGGCATGTACGGGTTCGGGACTCAGATTCGCGACACGGTGCCTGATGGGGCGACGATCACGCGCGCTGAACTCCACCTCTCGAAGGAGTGGGAGTCGGGTAACACGACGACCGTGCCGTCGTCGATGGGCACGCACGGGTGGGATGGCCGGCCCGGGTCGACGAACAACTCCGCCTTGACGGGCACGTACCTGATCGACCCGAACGCGACGGTCGTGGATATTCGCGGTGCGGTCGCGGATCAGCTCAAGACGGGTGCCGCGTTGGGTGTCGGGTTCCGGTCCGGCAGTAACGGGTGGCGCCGGTATTCGGCCGCGCCGGTGTCCGGGCGGATCTTCATGGAATGGACGTAGGAGGCAGCAATGGCAGGCAGGACGGGTTACACGCCCCCGGACAACGGGATGCCCCCTGAGGGTCCTGAGCAGATGACGGACATCTATGAGCATTTCGATCCGCTCGTGGGTGAGACGCGCAGCACGGTCGCCGGGCTTCCGGGGTCGGGGAACTGGATCGGGCGCACGATCTACGTGCAGGAAACCAAGACGGTCTACGTGTGCACTGCGCTGCCGTGGACGTGGGTTCCCGCTGCGGTCGCGGGGCAACGGTTGAAGGCGGTCCCGGTGGCTGGGTCGACGAACTCGAACGGCATCGTGGTGGTCCCGAACCCGTTCGCGCCGACGCCACCGACTGCGGTGTTCGTGCAGGAGCAGCAGGGCCCGTTGGGTGAAAACCAGATCCGCACGATCCAGGCCGTGGTGTGGGATCGGCCGCTCGCGGCGAACAGTGTGCAGGTGCGTTTCCGTGCGGAGGATACGAACCTGTGGGCGCCGAACCAGGCTGTCGTCGCGTCCGTTCTCTTCGCATTGGAGCCAGCATGAGCAAGGAAATCCGGTTCACGGAGACGACGTCGGATGCGGGCATTGTGCGGGTTGAGAACCCGTATGGGGAGACCGCGGACGTCAGTCTCGCGCTCGTCAATCACGGGTCCGGGTATCCCGAGCTCGAGTCCGTCACGGATTCGCAGATCGTGGTTCGGGTGCGTGACGGGAAGTCGGGGAACCCGCTGCCGCGTGAGGACGTGGACCTGCTGATCACGGTGTGGCCGAAACCCGCATCGATCGACTGAGAGGAACCGTCATGTCATGCACGGGATGGAAGCCCGAGGAAGCACGCACCGATCGCCACGGGGAGGTTGTCGTGCCGCACGAGCTTGGTCAGAAGCCGGTGTCTCTGATGGTGCGCTCGCTGGGCAAACGCAGTCGGACGAACGCAGTCATCACATCGATGACCGCGACCGAGTTCCGGATTCGGTTCCGGTCCGCCGGTTGGCTTCGGCGCCGTGCTGTGAGGTTCGCATGGTCCGCGGAGGTGTGACGTGAGCTGGAAAGACGCGTACAGCGCCCCCGGGACCGCGTTCGGGGTCAAGGGCCCGTTCTACGACCCGAACGTGGGCCATCGGGGCCGTGACTACTACATCCGCCACGACGTGATCCCGTCCTACGTGCACGGCGTCGTCTCGCACGTGGGGCGCACCGGCGGACTGGGCGGCGTCATCGGCATCACCGACGACGAAGGGTTCGGGCGCGGGTGGGCGCACGTCGCCGACATCGCCGTGTCGGTCGGTGACGAGGTGTGGCCCGGTACGACGCTCGGCCGGCCCGCGACCTGGGATGACCCGATCTCTGTGCGTGGCTCGCTGTGGGCGGGGTCGCATATCCACACGACGAAGGCACGGACGGCGTTCAACGCGGCCGTGGGGAACACGCCCCTGTACGACCCGACCGGGGATATCGCCGCGGCGGTCGCGGCATCCGCGACGGCGAGCAGCGGACGCAAGACCATCAGCGAACCCGAGAAGGAAGAGGAAGACGACATGAAGCTCGAAGTGTTCGGCCATGACGCCGGTGACGGTACCGGGAACCTCGTGTACTGGCTGGTGAACCATTCCGCAGCGACGAAGTGGCGTATCCGGAACGGTGACCAGCTCGACTACTACAAGGCGCGCGGGTTCGAGTTCTTCGCCCCGCAGCCGCCGCAGATCCTCGAGGGTTACCGGGAGATCTGACCCCCTCAACCCTGGGAGGGGTACACATGGACGTTCTCGCGTTCTTCGCGGACCCCACCGTTCGTGACATCGGGGCTGTCACGTTGCTCGTCATCGTCGTGACGATGATCCTCACTGGCCGTCTCATTCCGTCGTGGACGCACCGCCGCATCGTGGATGCGGAGCACGCGCGTGGTGATGAGCACCGGCAGGCGTCGGAGCGGAAAGACGAAGCCATTCAGGCGTTGCTACAGCAGAACGCGACCCTGCTCGCCGGTGTCCGTATCGCGGACAGGTTCTATGGCGACTTCCTCACTGAACCGCTCGGAGATACGCAACCGGGGGTGCGTCATGTGGGTCCGTAAGTGGAAGCGCCGCCCGGATGACACGCATGTCGCGAAGCGCGGTCAGGAACGTGCTGAGGCGGTGATCCGGCTTGTTGAGGCGCAGCAGCCCGAGGTTTCTCAGAAGGTGCACCGGTTGGAGCGTCGTGAGCGGCGGAACCATTTCGCGGAGTCGATGGAGAAGTCGATGAGGGGTGACGCATGGAAGCCCTCAACCTCGTGACGATCGCGGTTCTCGCTCTTGGGGTTCTCCCGCTTCTGTTGTTCATCGTCTTCTATGCGTCGGAGGAACCGCTCCCGGGTGAACGGTGGTGGCGTCGTCGGCCTCGCTGGCCTCGCGCGTGGGTGGGCCGGATTGTGTTGGCGCAGAAAATCACGCTCGCGACCCTGCTGTCATACCTGCTCATCGTCCGCGCGCTCGATGACTTCCCCGGCCGCGAGTGGGTATCTCTCGGCCTGTTCCTGATCCTCGAGGCGCAGTTCTGGGCGATGTTCGCCCTGCTGCGCCATATCCAAACCCATCCTCCGAAGGAGTAATCATCATGCGTTCCAAGCTTGCTGAGTACGCGAAGCTCATCGCCGCTCTGATTGGTGCGGCCGTCACGTCGTTCTCGACGCTGATCCCCGCGGACTGGTCGCCCTGGGCGACTGCCATCGCCGCGTTCCTCACGGCAGTTGCGGTGCTGCTCGTGCCGAACGCTCCGACCGAGCAGCAGCGCGCGGAGATCCTCGCGGAGTACGAGCCGAAGCACCTCGCCTGACCCCCCTGACCGTGTTGTCCCTCCGGAAGGGGATTGTAGATGGCTGACCGTTGGGTGTCCGTGGATCACGGCACGTTGCAGTTCCCCGATGCTGTGCGGGCCGTGCAGGCGGCGAATCTCGAGGACTCCTCCACGGTGGAGGGTGCGGCGGTGCGTGGCCTTGTCGAAGTCGCGGCGGGCGCGGCCGGGCGTGGTCTACCGGGCGCCCTGGGGTTGCTGCATGCTTCGCTCGCACGTCACTCGGTGGCACCGGTTCGGATCGTGACGGCTGGTTCTTCGACGATGACTGGCTCGACCGCGTCGATCTGGCCGTACGGCACACAGGGACTCCTTCGCGACCGTCTGCAGGCCGCGTACCCGTCGGGGAACTACGTGGAGCCGAACCTTGTCGCACTGGACGCCGTGTACTCGGCGCCGCCCACGGAGCTGGGCGTGCACATCATCGCCCGATCCGTGGGCGGTACGACGTCGGCGAACTACCTCGACGCGACCGCGCGCACAAGGATCGCGGCCGTCGCGCCGGCGGCAGTGTTCCACATGGTGGGCTCGAACGACTGGTACGAGGGCAAAGACCCGGCGACGTACAAGGCGGAGGTGCTCGCGCAGATCACCGCGATCGATGCGCTGCTCTCCGCACCGTGCGTGCACATCCTGGTTCATGCGCACCCTCGCCGGGATGTCGTGTCGCCGATGTTCGAATGGGAGGCGTACGGGGAAGCGCTGCGTGAGATCGCGCAGGGCGACCCGGATACGCGTCTGTTCATTGATGCGTCGCAGCCGTTCACCGCGTCCGGGCTCCCCGGTGCGGACCCGCTGGGGTTGGTGCAGGCGGACAACATTCATCTCACTGACGCCGGGTTTGAGGTGTTGCTTGACGCGATGACGGCGGCGCTCGCGATCCGTGCGAACCCGCGTGAACCGTGGCGGGTCGTGGACACGGCGCGGCGCCCTGATGGGGCGATCGGCGCTGCGGACTCGGGGCAGGCTTGGGCGCCGGTGTCGGGGACGTGGACGGTCTCGGGTCAGAAGATCGTGACGTCCACTACGGGTACGACGAACCTGATCGATGCGCGTCTGCGGAACGTAGACGTCTCTGCGTGGGTCACTCTCGGTTCGGGTACGACGGCGGGTGTTGTGGCTTGCGCGATTGACGACTCGAACCGGTTCGGGCTGTTCGCGGCCGAGGGTACGGACAACGTCACTCTGTTCAAGACCGTCGCGGGCACGACAACGTCGGTCGGTGCGGTATCGCTGACGCTGGTTGCTGGTAGTCGTGTGCTGCTCCGCATCGTGGTGCGTGGTGAGAAGGTCACTGGATATGTCGACGGGGTTGTGGTTGCGCAGTACACGATGTCGGCGGGCGAGGTGACCGCGTTCGCGACGGCGACGAAGGTCGGCGTGCGTTCGTCGGGTGCGCCGGCTGGCGTCGGGTTCGACAACTTCGCGGCGCGCGACGTTCGATGACCGGACGGTAGACTCCGGGTGCCCCCGCCCCCGTCTGAGAAGGTCGCCCTACATGCTGAATCCGGTGAACGGGCTGAATCTCGTGCGCCTTGCGATGGTCGCGCTCGTGATCCTGTCGCATTCGTTCACGGTGGGGCACTTCGGTGCTGCGCCGCGGGTGTTGGATATCACGCCTGGTGGTTGGGCGCTCGCTGGTCTGTTCACGGTGTCGGGGTTCTTGGTGTCGTCGGGCCGGTTGCGGCGCACGTATGCGGTGTACTTCTGGCATCGTCTGTTGCGTATCTGGCCGGCGTTCCTGTTGTGTCTGCTGGTCATCACGGTCGTGTTCGCGCCGATGGTGTACGTGATGCAGCACGGCAGTGTTGACGGGTACCTCACGGCCGAGGAGGGGCCGCTGCGGTTCCTGACGATGAACGCCTTGCTCGAGATTCGGCAGTTCGAGGTGTCGGGCACCCCGGCGACGAACATCACCGGGTGGATTGGGAACCTGTGGACGATCTGGTACACGGTCGCGTCGTACGCGGTGCTGGGCGTGATTCTGGGTATCCGTGATGCGCGGGTGCGGCTGTACGTCACGGTGGGTGCGTTCGTGGTCGTCGTGGTCGCGTACGCCAATCTTGATTTCGTGATGCCGTACTTGCAGAACGCTCGTATCGGTGACGGCTTGATGCGGTTCCTTCCGTGGTTCATTGGCGGGTCGCTGGTGTACCAGTTGAAGGATCGGCTGCGGTTGACGTTGCCGTTCGCGCTCACCGCCCTGGCGGGGACCTTCGCGCTTGCGTGGGTGAGTCCTGATTGGGGTTTGCAGGCGGCGGCTCCGTTGATCGGGTACGCGCTGCTGTACGTCGGGAATGTGCTGCCGGCTCCTGGGGCGCTCCGTGTGAATGACTTCGCGATGGGGTTTTTCATGTACAGCTTCGCTGTGCAGGTCGTTCTCGCGAAGCTCGGTATTCCCGAGCTCGTGGGTAGCCCGTGGCTGTTCTTTGTGGTGTCCATGATCGCGACGGCGCCGTTCGCGGTGTTGTCGTGGTTCGTTGCGGAGCGGCCGGTGCGTGACCGGTTGCGTCGTGGCGAGCGTGTTGTATCTGTCGATGGTTCTGAGGTGCGTTCCCGGGTATGACCCGTGGGAGCCCTCGTTTAGAGAGGGCTTCCTATGACGATCATCAATCTGCAGGCTGCACGCTTCGCACTGGTTGGTACGGACAGGGTTGATGGTCGTGTGCTGGTCACCCCGTGGGCTGGCTACGGGAAGGCGTACCGGCTTGAGGGTCCGGAAGTGGTGTTCCCCGCCACGATCTCCGAGGCGATCCTCGCGGATGACCCGAACCCGCAGGTGACGGTTGATCCGAACCCGGCGACGTTCTGCCTGCAGTTCATGGTCAAGTATCCGGGCGTGGAGGCGTTCGTTCGGACGGTGACGGTGCTGCACTCGGACACCCCTGTCGACTTCGGCGACACGGACTATGTCATCGACGTGGACCCGGTCACGTTCCAACCTTCTGAGACGGGTAGGGCGGCGTGGGAGGCTGTGGCGGGGCAGGTGACGCAGGCTGCCACTCAGGCCGCGGAAGCTGCTGAAGCCGCCGCGGTGGAGCGTGCTGCGGCTGGTACTGCGGCGTTCAATGCTGGCGCGTCTGCTGCAGCAGCTCAGGGGTCTGAAGAGGTTGCGGTCGCTGCACGGTCGGATGCGGTCGCAGCGTCAACGGAAGCGATCCAGGCGCAGGGTGCAGCCGAGCTCGCGAAGGAAGCCGCTGAACACGCAGCCGCATCCGTGAGTAGCACTCGGATCATCTCGCATGGTTGGAACGCGACGCAGAGTCGTGGCGGCTCAAACGGGAACGTGATGTGGGTCGGTTGGGTTCAGCCGGAGAACCTCATCGAGGGAGCTGACGTCTGGCTGAAGCCCACTTCGACCCCGGCGCCTGACGTTCCCGCCGATGATCTTCTGGCGCGGTTCCGCGCGGACGCGATCACGGGCGTCGCGGTGAACAGCCCGGTTGTGGCATGGCCGAGCACCTTCGGATCGCACACTCTCACCGGTGTCGGCGGGCCGCTGCTGCGGTCGGACGCATCGCGCAAGTGGGTCGAGACCGATGGCGTCGACGACCACCTGAGTGACGCCACCCTGGCCCGCACTCAGCCGTCATCGATGGTCGTGGTCGGTCGGTTCGTGACAATGGGCACGGGGCGCTACCTCATCAGCGGCACTAGCTCGAATTTCCACAGCATCGGCACGGACGCTAGCGGAGACCCCAACTTCACGCACTACGCCGGCACCGCGCTAAACGCACTCACCCTGGCGGACACCGCCTGGCATGTCTTCATCGTCAGCACAAACGGTGCCTCATCGGAGCTGATGGTGGACGGGGCGGTGGCGCGGGCTGGGGCTGCGGGCGCGCTCAACGCGGATGGTTTCCGCATCGCTGCGTCGCCGGGTCTGGGGACGTTCAGCGCCGTCGCCGTCGCTGAGGCGTTGGTCTACGATCGGCTGCTCACGACCGCGGAGAAGGCGGACATCACGGCGAAGCTCACGGCGTACCACGGGCTCAGCTGATGGCTTACCCGAACGAGGTGAACCGGTTCGTGGCCGCGACCGCGTCCGGAACCGCGTACACCGACATCGAAGTTCTCCCGTTCGGCGTGGCCGATGACATGCGCCTGTGTATCCCCGCGGGCGTAGAGGACGGCGATCCGGTCGTGCTCGTGATTGGCGCGCACGGTTGGAATGCTACGGAGAACATGCCCCAGGGCGCGGGTATGGTCCCGATCCGTGACGGCATCCTGGACCGGGGTTGGCTGCTCGCCTCAGCGTTTGCGCACGGCGACCAGTGGTACAACCAGACCGCGCTCGACGACTACCGACGGGTGTACGACTGGGTCGATGCGACATGGAACGTGACCGACGTGCTGCTGATCGGTCTCTCGATGGGCGGCGCTACGGTCGTCAGCCTGTACTCGCGGGACTCGATCCCGAAGGTGCGGGCGGCGGTCGGGATCGATTCCGCGTTGAGCCTGGGCTACGCACACAATAAAGCGGTCTATCAGCCGTCCGTGCGAGCCGCGTATGGCATCGCAGCGAACGGGTCGGACTATGCGGCGAGAACGGCCGGATACGACCCGCTCACGTTCAATGCGTCGACGTTCGATGGCAAACGGCTGTTCCTATCTGCCTCGCCTGCCGACACGTCGATTCCGCCGGCTCAGAACACGACACCGTTTGTTGATCGGATCACCGGCCACCCCGCCGTCCTGGAACTGTACACCGGCGCCGGTACCCACCTAGCGCCCGGGAACCATGCGCCATCGCTGGTGCTGCAGTTCTTCGATGACGCCGTTGCGGGGACGGTTCCTGATGCCGTGATCCCTGCGGGAATCGTCGAGGTGGAGGCGTACGCGCTGGTCGATGGTGAGCTGATGCGGATAGATATCTAGGCGGAAGCTGACCAGGGATACAGGCGTACGACATCCCAGGCGAGGTCGGGCATGCCGAGTTCGTTGCAAGCCTCCCGTGCGTCCTCGGCGGACTCGAACGGCCCAAACGCTTTGATGTCTGGGCCTAGTTGGCCGACAAGAACGAAGCTCACGTCCCGATGGTATCGCCCCCGATACGCCCCCTCTCATCACCTCACGGTGGTGAGAGGGGGCGTATTCGTGCGCCTACAGCTCGATGTCGCCTACAGAAGGACGAGCGATATCAATGCCCCAACGGATGACCGCATCCCAGCCCTGGCCGTCGATGAAGTCCGCGGCGTTGGCTGCGCTACCCAGACGTTCGGCGATCTCGGCACGTGCGGACTCAGGAATCGCTTCAACCAGCGAGGTCCGGTCATGCTCCCTCATCTCGGCGGGGATTCGTTCGAGCAGGAGCCCGCTCTCGGCATCTCGGGTCAGTCCGCGGGCGTCGCCACCGATGGCAGCGAGCACCGATGCATCTTCCATCACGTAGAGGAGGTGTTTGAGCAGCATGGATCGAAGCGTACTGGTCCTGCTACTTGCTGGGCCATGGGTTGGGTGCGAATCCTCCGGGCCCGTGGGAACCGATGTACGCCGTGTGCACCTTCTCAACCGCAACCTTGAGCGTCGGGAACACGCCCACGAGATCGTCATGCAACCATGCCCGGTAGAACCGTTCCCCACCCTCTGACACGATCCTCACCGTCCCGTAGTCGCCCCGCTGATCGGTCATCGTCCAGACACCCGGCGTGTCCTCGCGTGCGTCGAGCAGAGGATGCCAGGTCACGTCGTGATCGCGAGGTTGAGCAGCTGGCACCCGTCCGGGACCTGGGAACGCAGCGCGTCTACTGATGCGGGGTACGTGGGGCCGTCAGCCTCGACCCGTTCCGTCCGGGAAGCCCGGAGCACACCCGTGATCTGAACACCCTCCGGCATCTTCCGGTTGTGTGCCTGAACGAGTTCATGCCCGTCCGGGATCAGCGCGTCGAGGTTCGCTCGAGCGTCAGCGAGGTCGACACCTTCCGCGACGAGTTCCTGGGTCGCGGTCGGACGAATCATGCCGGTCAGCTTCATGACTCGATCGTACGAACACCCGGTGTCACCCAGGGCTACTCTGACGCTATGACGACGAGACTCGACCCTGACGCGCCACGACGAGCGCTCAGACGCCTAGTGAAAGCGTCGCCGCTCAAGCAGCGTGAAGTCGCGAGTGCGGTCGGGGAGCGGGAGGACGCGTTCTCGAACAGGCTAGCGGGCCGGCCTCATGCTGTGATCGATGCATCACTCATGGTCGCGATCCTGAACGCGATAGATGTCGACTTCAAGACGTTCGCTCGGCTGGTCGAGGCCGAGAGCGGTCTGGATACCGTTGGAGGTGGCGACGCCGGCAGCTGTACCGCTGAAGATGCTGGTGCGCCGGATGTGGCGTATGCGTGACCAGCGTGCAGTGGGTCGGATGCGGCGTACTGGATAAGGGTTGAGCCTTAGACACGCCCGGGATAACCCTGCAACCTAAATCACTTGATGGTGTGCACTTCCGGATGCACCGCACTAGATTGAGCCATGTGCAGAAACGAAGAAACCCCCGACCATGCGGGGGTTTCCTTGTGGCTCCGACGGGCGTCGATCCCGTGACCTCACGATTTTCAGTCGTAAGGTTAGGGCTGTTCTGCCTTGCAAAGTGGCAAATATGCCCTATAGAGTGGCGATATCACCCGATGAGGGCCGATACCAAAGTAAACACCGACGTATGCACCAAATGAGGGTCCGGACGCGCCAACGCCCGAACCCTCGATCCACCCCCTGATACAGGCAGGAGAAGGACAGATGCAGCCTAACGGCACGCACCGCAGAAGACCCACGCACGTAGGCGTTATCACAGGAGACCTGTGGAGCGCCCACGGTAGAAGGAGATCCGCCGGCGCCCGGCGCCGAGCCCCCAGCTCTACGAAAGGCGCACATGAGCGAGACACACGGCGACAGGCCGTACCCGAAGCGGCCTGTCGCCGCCCCCGAACATAGATCGGCAGTTTCAGGACGAGAGGACGAACGATGACCTGGCCGACGCAGAACGACATCGCCGAGATGGAGGCCCTCGTGCGCTCCAATCGTCACCGGCTGATGGAAGCCCGACGCGAGGTCGAGGCGGACTGCCATCTCAACCCGAATTCGCTGAGCAAGGTGCGGATGCTGACGAACGCTCTGCTCGCCGCGCACGACGAGGAGAGCATGGAGGACCGGCGCCCGATGCAGAGGGCCCGCTTCGACGCGATCACTGCCATCGCGTACGCGCGGCTGGCCTCGGAAACGCATGTGTCAGAGGAGAGCGCACGATGACCACGAACGATCCGAAGCCCTGGGTGAGCACCACCGGGTTCCGCACCGCCGAGCAGGCGTGGCATCCCGTGCACGGCCTGTCGAGGTATCGGCCGCGCCCGGAGTACGCGACCCCAGAACCCGATGTTCCCGAGGTGGACCATGGCTGAGCGGTGCCCGAACAACATCCCGGTGCGGCTCGGCCCCGGTCGGTACGTGTGGCGTCCGTGCCTGTTCGGTGACCGGCACGACGGGCTGTGCGAGGTCGACCGCAACCCGGAACCCGATGATTCGAGGTCGACCGATGGCTGAGCGGTGGATCTGCTCATCCTGCTTCACCGCGCGACACTTCTGCGACGTGTTCAACGTCGATCTCACGCGCGTCTGCGCGTGCTGGGAGTGCGCTGCGGTCGACGGGCGCTTCGACCCGGAACCTCACGATGTCGGGTCTGAGTAGTGCGCGGTAAGGGTGAGGGTGGTCTGTCACGTGTCCCCGCGGACCCCCGGAAGCCGTTGAAGTTCTGGCAGGGCAGCATCGAGCTGCCCGCGGACCCCGGTACGGGGGAGCGGCGGCGGAAGTACGTCCGGTCGAAAGACAAGAAGGTCGCGCTCGCGAAGCTACAGAAGCTGCATGAGGAACTCGCGAAGCGTGGTGACATGCCAACCGCGTCGGAGACGGTGGAGGTGTTCTTCACCCGCTGGTTGAACCGGATCGTCCCGAACGAGGTTCGCCCGAAGACCGCAGCCGGGTACAGGTCCATGGTCGTGAACCATGTCATCCCCGCGATTGGGAAGGTGCGGCTGGACAAGCTGCAGCCCGCGCACATTCGCCGGGTCCATGACGCGATCCTCGACAAAGGGTTCTCGTCCACTCATGCCCTGTCAGCGCACCGGATCATGTCGTCCGCGCTCACCCACGCGTTCCGGGAAGGCATCATTGGCGACAACCCGGCGAAGCGCACGAAACCCCCAGCGAAGTCGAACCCGGACCTTGAAGCGTTCGACCTTGAGGAAGGGTTGCGGCTGCTCGAGTTCGTCTCCCGCGACCCCGTGATGGGGGCGCGGTGGGCGTCATCCCTGCTCACGGGAGGGCGGCGTGGGGAGATCATCGGGCTCGAGCTCGACCGCATCAAGGGCGACGAACTCGACCTGTCGTGGCAGCTGCAACGCCTGTCGTGGTCGCACGGGTGCGGTGAACCGGTCGGGAACCGGTGGCCGTGCGGTGTGCGGTGGGCGACTGGCTGCCCCGACAAGTTCCTCAAAGCGCCCGCCGACTTCGAGTACCGCCGCCTCACGGGCGGCCTGTACCTGACCCGCCCGAAGTCATCCGCGGGCACTCGTGTCATTCCGATGTTCGAACCGCTCCGGTCGATCATCGAACGTCACATGGATACCCGCACCGACAACAAGCACGGGCTGCTGTTCACCCGCGAGGATGGGCACCCGATCGACCCTGACCAGGATTCGAAGGCGTGGCGTGAGGTGCTCGCCGCGTCCGGGATTCAGAAAGACGTGCGCCTGCACGACCTCCGACACACGACCGTGGACCTGCTGTTCCTCGCAGGCGTCCCCGAGGACGTCATCGTTGAGATCGTCGGCCACTCCACCCGTGCGATGACGCGGGCGTACAAGTCGTCGGGGAACATCCTCCGCCGTCGTGCTGCGATGCAGGCGTTCGAGGAGATGTGGACGACTGCGATCAACCGTCTCGAGCGGGGCGAGCTGGGGGCTTAGGCCGCGAGCCGGTTCCGGTTCAGGAACACCCGCAGCAGGCGCGTCGACACGCCGAGCTCGTTCGCCAACCGTGCCGAGTCCGGCGCCCACGCCATGACCTCAAGACATTCGGTCAAGTCGATCATGTTCGACGCCGCCAACCGGTCAGCCAGGATCTCATGCTTGGGGCGGTCGTCGTGGTGACCGAGGACAGCATGCGCGATCTCGTGCGCAAGCGTCGACCGGTCGTGGACTACGCGCATCCCCTCACGGATGACAATCAGGTTGTGCTCGGGAATCCATAGCCCGTTCGCGGTTCGGATCTTCCGGTGGATGACGTCGATGCCGAGTTCTTCCGCGTGCTCGTACGGGTCGTATCTCCCCAACGCTCTCCCCCTTTGGAGCCGCCCGCTCGGGTGCCGCGTTCGCTAGCCGGCCGGTTCTCACTTTCTACCGGTTGGCATCCGTCGATCGATAGTCCCCGTGTGGAGACTTCGTTTAACGGATAGTCGCTGCGCGGACGGCTCCTAGTTGTCCTCTGGTTCGTCGCTCTCCGCGTCGCGGCGGTGAGCGGCTTTCTGCCCTTGGTAGCTCTCGATTTCGTCGACCGTGTCCGGTCGCTTCGGGAACGTTAGGACATTCTCAGGTGCACCCTCTGACATCGACTCCGCGCTCAGGATTTCGAGCTCGTTCACGGCCTCTTGCACGAGCGATTCGGGTGTGCGCTTGAGTGGGCCGGCGAGACGGATGATCTGTTCCATCGTGATCTTCTGCGTACCCGTTTCGAGGTTCTTCAGCGTCTCGTAGTTCACGCCGGACGCTTTCGCGAGGTCCCTCTGCGTCATGTTCGTAGCCGCTCGGCGCGCGCGGATTGTGGCCGCGAGCGCAGCATTCGCCAGGGCGGGATTCATCGGTGGCATGAGGGTCACTTTACCCCTACGCCGTGCCGGAAAGCACACCACAAAGGGTGATATCAGCTTGCGTAGGTAAGAAATTACCCCTAGAGTGTAGGTATGTACTTCCCGAGAAGATCAGTCGCCGTCGCTGCAGGCAACCTTGCAGCCGCGATCGAGCGCTCCTCTTTCACGCCCACCCAAGTAGCACAGGCCGCCGACACGACGGCTCCCGAACTGACGACCCGCATCGAAACCGGGCAGGTCACGTTCGACGAGCTGGTCGCTGTCGGCGGCCTTCTTGCTGTCCGCCCCAACGAGTTCTTCAAGGGGGTGAATGCATGACCCACCCCGATGAAAGCGGAAAGCTCGCCTACTCGCTGCGCAACTTCGCAAAGGCAGTCGACCACTCCGAAGACGCCATCCGGCTGCAGATCAAAGCCGGGAACCTCGTACCGGTCTACGTGAACTCGAAGCCGCTGATTCCGAAGGCCGAGGCCGAGAGATGGCTGAACAGCCTCCCGCAGGAACCGAAGCGCGCTTCCTGACAAATGACGAGGCCCGGTGCTGGAACACCGGGCCGCGAGAAGAAAGGCACCTGTAATGCCCACCACAACTGATTCTACTCTCAGAGCCCCGGATCGCACGTCTCACTCGAATGACCCGCACACGTCCCGCGAAGCTGCGGCGTCCGTGTCGCTGGGGAAGAAGCAGCGGCTCTACATCGCGATTCAGGACATCCTCAAGTTCGAAGCCCTCACCCCGTCCGAGGTCACCGCGGAGTACCAGACGTGGCGTGACATCTTCGACGGTCCCGAGGCGGACCTTCAGGAGATTCGCCGGCGGATGACTGAGTTGCAGCACGATTTCGACCGCATCGAGCCGATCCAGGTGGGGACGCAGAAGGGCGGGAATCCGCAGTACGCGACTCGCGAGGGTCAGCGTGTGATGCGCCTCGTCGGCGGGGTGACCGCATGAACGGCCTGTTTGGTGAGGTGGACCTCCCGGACCATGAGGAGTTCGCCCCGGTTCTCGCAGCTGATGTTGCCCGCCCGGTTGGTCCGGTGTTGCCGGTGTCTGGGTGGATTCGGGTTCTCCGGAAGATCGGAGGACGGTCGTGATCGACATCGAGGCGGAGTTCGCGGCGGTGGATCGCCGCGTTCGGGCCAGCATCAATCGGAACGTACGGGATGCGCTCGCTCGGATCGATGCCGCAACAGGTGGAGAGCTGCGAGAGGGGACGCGTAAGCCCCCGATCGTCGAAGCTGGCGAAGCGTTGGGCGAGTTTGTGCGCCACTACGTCGAAACGCTGCAGACGTTCGCGGCAGCATTCAGGCGCGGTCTCGGCGGGGGTGTCTCGTGACTCCCTTTGAGAAGCTGACAGCCGCAATCGACAAACTCGAATGGCTCAAGGCGTCGGCCGATGCTGGCAACTGGTTCACCTACAAGCATGACGTGCTCTATGCCACTGATGAGAAGCGCGGGACCGTCGCGATCAGCAAGCCGGAGAACGCCGAGCTGATCGTCGCGCTCCACGCAGCAATGCCCGGCCTCCTGATCTGGATGTGGTCGGAGTTCCACCGCACGCAGATCGAGGAGAACGTCGAGGGCATCCCGATCCACTACCGGAACGTGCTGCATGTCGCTGATCTGATCCTGGCGGCCGGCTCATGAGTGATCCGAGAGAACTCCGCTGGTTCCAGATCGTTGTCGAGTGCGACTTCTGTGAACACGAGAACCACATCGACTCCTGGGAGACCCGCACCGAATGGGGGTACGAGTTCATCTGCCCCAAGTGCGGTATCCGGAACGACGCGGTCGAGAACATCGACGGCACAACCCGGGAGGTGACCTGGTGATGCCTCTCATGATCTTCACCCTCGGCCTACTCATCGTCATCGGCGGCCTCATCGGCTGCTTCTTCACCCCTCACGCCTGGTTCGTCGTCATCGGCGGTTTCGTGCTGATGGTCGCGGCTTGGACGGTGGCGGGCTTCCAAATCTTGAAAGGACACACCCAATGACCAAGTACCGCGTGTACCTCGTAGCAACGGCCAGCACCACGGTCGAGGTGGAAGCAGAAGACGGCGAAGCAGCCGTCGAACAGGCCCTCAGTGGGGACCTACCGTTGCCATTCGCTCCGGCATTCGCCGGATTCGACCTAGGCGACTGGACGACCGAAAGCGAACTATCACCGCAGTACAACAAGCCCGAAGACGACTACGAGGAGGTGGCGTGATGACCTGGCTCGGTACACCCGAAATCGTCAGACGGTCCCCGTACATCGAGACCATCACCCAGCAACGCGCCTACGACATCTTCCCCGGCGGCACCACCGAACTGTTCGACATCCGCCCGACCGTGGGCGTGAACGGTGACAACGGTGTCGTCATCCGACGCGGCGACAACCTCGTGATCATCCCCGACCACCTGCTGCCCGAGATCCTCGAAGCCGCAGCACGGGCCGGGAAACTGCAGGCGGTGATCGTCTCATGAGCGAGCGAATCGACCACGCTGCAGAATCGGCTCGAATCCTCAGTGAGTGCGAGGACGTCTCCGGCGGCATGCCGTGGGAACTCCTCGACGAGACCGAGCACAAGGTGCTGACTGCGGCGCTCGCGGATGCTCAGGTGCACGCGACGCTCGCCCTCGTCGAACGGCAGGACACGGCGAACAGGATCGCGTATCTGCAGATCGTCATCGCTTCCATCAACGCTGGCACCGCGCTCGAGATCGATCAGGACGGAATCACCAAGCTCGCCGCAGCCGCCTACGAAGGGCTGGACCTCTCATGAACGCGTGGACCGGGAACGGCTATACCCCGGAGCCCGAGACCGTGCAGACAGGGCCGGCACGCCTCCCTGAGCACTGGACGATCCGCCTTCTGTACCCGAAGCCGCCGTACGGGCTGTCGATGAACGACCGGCCGCACTGGGCCGTGAAGGGCAAGGCAACGAAAGCGGTCCGCACGGACGTCATGTACAAGGTCCGGCAAGCGAAAGTCCCCGCGCTCGAACGCATCCGCGTCGACGTCACTTGGATGGTCACGACCCGTCACCACCGCGACGCCGACAACCTCGCCCCGTTCCTGAAGGCCATCTATGACGGCATCGGATCGAACCGGGGAATCTCGGCACGCATCGTCGAGGACGACACCCCCGATCTGATGCAGAAGCCTGAGGCGACGATCGAGCACCTGCCTGGCGGGGAACCGCATTTCGTGGTCCGCATCACCGACCTCGGGAGTGCGTCATGAACCGCGAACCCACCGAAGACGAGTGGGCGGATATCACCGCGATCGATCCTGAGGAGTTCGCGGGCCTGATCATCGACCACGCCGACGCAAGGAGAGACGAACGATGATCGACTACTCCATGCCGGACCACGTCTACCACGCCCGACCCGAGCTCTCTAGCACCGGTGTTCGTCTCCTGCTGCCCGAGTACAAGGGCTCCCCGAAGAAGTTCCTCTACGAGCAGACCCACAAGCGCACGTCGCGGTCGTTCGACGTCGGCCACGCAGCACACGCGAAAGTCCTCGGTGTCGGGGCCGGTGTCGTTATCTACCCGGATGAGCACCTGACCGCTTCGGGCAACGTATCCACGAAGGCCGCAACGGTCGCGTGGGAAGACGAGCAGCAAGCCAGCGGCCTCGTACCGATCGCACCGGGTGAAGCGGCGAAGGTCGACGCGATGGCGGAGGCTGTCCTGTCTCACCCGACTGCCCGCCCGATCTTCGAGGTTGCGGAGCACCGCGAGGTGTCCGTGTTCTCCGAGGTCGACGGTGTGCCTGTTCGAGCGCGGTTCGATGCCCTGTCTGGTGAGACCCGACGCGGCATCATCGCGGCCGACCTGAAGACGTGTGACGACGCCACGAAGACCGGGTTTGAGAAGTCGGTCGCGAAGTGGGGCTACGACGTCCAGGAAGCGCACTACGAGGACGTATACGAGGCGTCCGAAGGTCGCCCGGTCGACGAGTTCTACTTCGTAGCCGTCGAGAAGGCACCACCGCATGAGGTCGCCGTGCACCGCCTCCCGACCATCTGGACCGAGATGGGCCGCGCCAAAGCCGCCCACGCCCGCGAGATCTACAAGCACTGCCTCGAAACCGGCGAATGGGCCGGCTACGACACCACGATTCAGTTCCTCGACCCGCCCACGTGGCTGGTGTTCGACCACGAGGCGCGATACGAGAACCAGGAGATACGAGTCTCATGACCTACCTACTTCAAATCACCGAGGCAAACCACACCGAGAACCAGTTCTTCACGCTCGGCGGGGCGGGCTTCGACACGGAGGCGGAACGGCAGGCGAACCTCGCCACCATCCCGGCTTTCGAGCACGACTGCGACGCGGGCGACCGCTGCTACATCCTCGACATCCTCGACCCGGACGATGAGTTCTCCGTCGTGGATGACTTCGAAATCAGCGAGTCGACCGCTCACCGACTGTTGGGCGTCGAGGACTTCGAGCCTCTGCGCGCACAGGAGCGCGCCCTGTTCGAAGCGGCATCGAAGGTGGCCGGCTAATGGACATCGCAGACACCATCGAAGCGAACAGCGACCAAGTCAACGCTGAAGACCTCCTCGCCGGCCCCGTGACCGTCCGGATCACGAGCGTCGAGCGCGGCAGCAAAGAGCAGCCCGTATTCATCCACACCGATGTGTTCGAGGGTCGCACCTACCGTCCCGCGAAGTCGATGAGGAGAATCCTCGTCGCCGCGTGGGGCCCGGAGGCCGCGAACTACGTCGGACGGCAGATCACGATCTACACCGACCCGACCGTGAAGTGGGCGGGGCAGGAAGTCGGCGGAATCAGGATCTCGGCCCTCAGCCACATCGACAAGCCGCTCACGGTGGCCCTCACGGTCTCGCGTGGCAAGCGCGCCCCGTTCACCGTGCAGCCGCTCTCCGCAGCTGACGACTGGATCACGGCATTCAACGAAGCCGAGACGGTCGCACAGCTGCAGGCCGCTTGGAAAGGCGCGCTGGAAGCCCGAGTGACAAGCGATGCACGTGTGGTCGACGCGAAGGACAAGCGGAAGCGGGAACTCACCGAGGCTTCGGGGGAACGCACCGAACGGGGTGAGCAGCAATGAGCTACGACGTGACCGCGGGTGGCGAGTGGTTCAACATCACCTCGAACATGCACCGATTCTTTAAACGGTTCGACGTGTACCCGCCCGACTGGCATGGGAAGCCACGCGCCGAGGTCGCCGCCGCGATCGAGAAGGCGCTTGCGGACATCCGGTCCCACGACCTCGAGGCGCTGCGGGCCGAGTTCGACGCGCCGAACGGATGGGGCAACGTTCCAGTTGCCATCAACTGGCTCATCGACATCCACCAGGCGTGCGTGCGCGTCTACCCCGACACGGTGGAGGTGTCCTGGTGATCCCTCTTCCTCGTATCACCCCTACCAGCACCGTGACCGACATTGCTGAGGAGTGGATGGATCGCGCGGCGTGCGCCACAACCGACCCCGACCTGTTCTCACCGGAACCGGGTGGGCGCACGACGGCCGCTAAGCGTATCTGCGGCACGTGCGAGGTCAAGGATGAGTGCCTCGCGTACGCCCTCCATCACAACCTCCGGTACGCGATCTACGGCGGCCTGTCCGACCGGGAACGCGCCGCACTCAGGAGAACAACATGAGCGCGCTCACGATTGGTTCGTTGTGCTCTGGCTACGGCGGGCTGGATCTCGCTGTGGAGTCGTTCTTCGGCGCGGAGACGGCATGGTTCTCGGAGTTCGAAGCGGCACCGTCGAAGGTGCTCGAGGCTCACTGGCCGGGCGTCCCGAACCTGGGCGACATGACCAAGATCGACTGGGCATCCGTCGAACCTGTGGACATCGTCACCGGGGGCACACCCTGCCAGGACCTCAGCGCCGCCGGCCGACGCCGCGGCATGACCGAAGGCACCCGCTCCAACCTGTGGGTGCAGATGCGCGAATGCATCGCGGCCGTGAAGCCGCAGATCGTCGTGTGGGAGAACGTGAGAGGTGCGTACAGTGCACGAGCCGATAGCGACGTGGAATCCGAACCGGGACTGCTGGGAATCGGACCGGATCGACCTGCTCTCCGGGCGCTCGGACGTGTACTCGGAGACCTTTCCGATCTCGGGTTCGATGCGGAGTGGGTCGGTGTTCGCGCGTCCGACGCAGGTGCACCGCACGGACGGTTCCGTGTCTTCGTCGTTGCCTACTCCTCGAGCAACGCGCGGCGGGTCCGGAACGGAGACGATGTACATGCTTGGCGGGGAACGCTCGGACGAGTCAAGGCCGCAGGGCGAAGTGCTGCTCCCGTCCCCACGGACATCGGACACGAACGGACCCGGGATGCACGGAACTGGGGGCTTGGATCTGCGGACGGCGGTCACGCTGCTGCCGACACCGACCGCGATGGACTCGAAGTCGTCGGGAGGATCGACACCATCCGACGTGACGCTCACGGATCTCGCGGTGCGCACAGTTCTTGGGGCGCGTACGAACCCGCGATTCGACGCTGGGAACATGTCCTCGGACGAGTAGCCCCGGCGCCGACGAACCCGGATGGGAAGGGCGGTGCTCACCGTCTAGCGCCCGAGTTCGTCGAGTGGATGATGGGCCTCCTCGCCGGCCACGTGACCGACGTCGGGATCTCGCGTGCAGAGCAGTTGAAGGCGCTCGGCAACGGTGTTATCCCTCAGCAGGCCGAGCTCGCGCTGTCGATTGCGTGGCCGCGTCTTGCTGACGTGCGAGAGGCGGTGGCAGCATGACGTGGCCGCACAAGATCCGAGTCCAGGTGGTCAACCGCTCCGGTGGTGTCTGCGAGGGCTGCGGGAAGCGTGAAGCGTCCGACATTCACCACCGCCAGTTCAAGTCGCGTGGCGGGAAGGACATCGTCCAGAACGCGATTCTGCTGTGCGGTTGGGGGAATAACGCGAACGAGGGCTGGTGCCACGGACGCGCCCACAACGACCCGGGAGCGGTGATCGACGGGTGGACTGTCGCGTCTTGGGATGACCCGAAGTCGAAACCGGTCATGTACCGCGGCCAGTGGGCGTATCTCCTCGACCGGGCGCCGTGGATCGAACCCCTCGGGCTGGTGGTCTTCTGATGGGCCTCCCATGGTTCAGAGCGGACACGAATCTGCCGACTCACGACAAGATCCTCGAGCTTCTCGGTAAGGGGCCGAAGGGCAAGGGTGCGGCGTTTGTGTACGTCTGCTCGATCGCTCATTCGGTCGGTCACGGCACCGACGGGTTCATTGCCCGGGCCGCGCTGCCGTTCATCCACGCATCCACCCTTGAGGCGCGACTCCTGGCTGAGGTTCGGCTGTGGGAGGTCGTTGAGGGCGGGTGGCAGATCAAGAACTTCGGCACTCGTCAGCTCATCGGCGCGATGCAGCAGGCGGCGCAGGAGGAGCGCAGCGAGTCGGCCCGGAAGTCGGCAAATGCGCGGTGGCATCCGAAGGAGGAGCGATGAACACCGACCGGCAGATGCGAACGCACATGCGATCCGGTATGCGACCGCATGAGAACGCAATGCTACGGACGTACGGACGGACTAACGAACGAGTTAGTCACCTCATACAGACATCTTCTGTTTCGTATCGCACGGGAGAAAACCAGAGGAATGGTCTCGAGGCGGTGGTGTCGTGAGGGTCCAGTTCGAGCTTCCGGATGACGTGTGGTGGCGGTTCACGCAACGAGCGGAGGAAGCCGGGTACCAGGCGCGTGAGTACTTCGCGCACCTCATCTCCACCGAGGTCGTCACCCCGAGGTCGGAGCAGATCACTGAATCTGTTCTCCGACTCCACCACGCCGGGTTGACGGTCCCGATGATCGCCCGCCGCCTCAACATGACGAACTCGGCGGTCCAGACACGGCTCTACAGCAACGGGCTGAGGGCCAACAAACGAAACGAAAGGCAGGCCAGCTAATGGCGAACAGCATTCGCGATGTGTCAGCCGGCTTGATCGAGGCAGCCAAGCGGCGATTCACAGAGCGCATCACTAACGATGCCTCCGGATGCCACGAATGGCTCGGCTCTCGGACCACAGACGGCTATGGAGTCTTAGTCGTGGGTGGTCGCAAGATTCGAGCCCACCGCTTCGCTTTCGAGGTTGAGAACGGAGCCATCCCTGACGGGTTGGTGATCGACCACCTCTGCTGCAACACCCTGTGCGTCAACGCGGCACATCTGGAAGCGGTGACCCACGAGGAGAACACAAGGCGTGCTGGGGCGCGTCAGACGTCGTGTCGTCGTCAAGGGCACGACTGGACACAACCAATGAACGTGCGCACTCGAAGGAATGGCCTTCGCTACTGCGCTGAATGCGATCGAGAAGCAAGCCGCTCATGGCGGGAAAGGAAGGCATCATGACCGAGCTGATCACTATTCACGGCGGGCTGACGTCCGCGCCAGAACTTCGCTACTCCGGCAACGGTGTCGCCATCGCTTCCGGAACCGTCGCGTCTACCGAGCGTTACCAGCGTGACGGTGAATGGCGGGACGGGAAGAAGCTTTACCTGCGTTGGTCGGCGTTCAAAGACCTGGCGGAGAACATCGCCGCGTCCGCGCTCGACAAGGGCGCACACGTCGTCATCTCGGGGAAGCTGCACACCCGCGAGTGGGAAGACCGGGACGGCGGGAAGCGGTCATCGGTCGAGCTCGAGGTGACGGACTTCGCGATGTCGCTCAAGCGGGCGACGGTGACGGTGCAGAAGATCGACCGCCGTGAGGCGCCGGTTGCGTCTCAGGACGTGTGGAACACCACGGAGGGGGTGAGCGGCGATGACACGCCCTTCTGACCTCGCAGTCGAGGTGCGGTTGCTACGCATCCAGCTTGGCGAGCTGGCTCGAATCCTCGCGCCTCTCGGCTATCCGCAAGACCCAGCTGTTCCGGACGAGGAGGACCACCGTGGCTGAGAAGACATGGCTGAACGCCGACGAGCACACCATCTGGGAAATCACAGGCCAGAAGGAACTCGGCTGGGCGTTCCACGAGTGCCTGGCGATCGTCCTGCCTCAGGCGGTGACGGGCGCGGAGGAACCTATCTTCGCGATGCTCCCGCCGCTGGATTACTTCGTGACGGCTGACCAGATCGCGCACGCGGTGGAGTTCGAACTTGTTCGGAAGGAGGACGGCAATGTCTGAGCAGATCCCGGTGAAGGTGACCGACGCATCCGTGCGCGAGTGCGTGATGTACGGGAATCTTCGTCTCCGCGGCGAGGCCACGAATCAGATCGGAACCACGCTGACGGTGGAGATCTCGGAGGCGTATGACGCGTGGCTCGAGGCGCACGATGCGGGGCTGAGGGCTGAGGTCGCACGACTGGAAGCCGAGATCGCGCGCCTTGAGCGTGAGCTGTCGGGCCTGGAGTCGGACTGCACGGACCATGAGGCGTCCCATGTCCGGATGGTGGAGGAGGCCGAAGCTGAGCGTGACCGTCTCGCCGCGGCGGTGGCGAAGGCGCTCGCGATCCTCCGGGAGCCGATGAACTACGACGGCCTGCGCATGGTGCGTTACTACTCGGACTGGGTTATCGATCTCCTCGCGTCTGTTCCCACGGATACCGCACTCAACGAGGTGCGGGCAGCCGCGTGGGACGAAGGGTGCCATGCGACCGAGCAGTACTACAAGCGCACCGTTGTTTCGCCTGAGTTCTACGACCCGATTCCCGCACCTGTGAACCCGTACCGGACCCGGAAGGAGAACCAACCGATGAGCAGGTTTGCCGACGATTACGACGAGGCCGCGGAACGCCGCGAGCTTGAGGCCGACGAGGCGTACGACCGGTACGTCGCGACCCATGGAGAACCGGACGAGGACGCGGACGAACCGTGGGGCGAGAGTGCACTCACTGATGGGGAGAGGAACCGATGAGCGCCGAGCAAGCACGAGCCGAGGCAGAACGGCGGTTCACCGGACGCGGCGGCACGATGTGGGACCTTCCCGAGTATCAGCGCGTAGCCTTCGAGGCTGGTGCCGAGTGGCAGGCGTCCCGTGAGGTGACCGAAGCCGAGGTGGAAGCCGCGGCTCTGGCGCTCTACCAGTCCGACTGGCCGCACCCGAAGCCCGAGCTGTACGACGACTGGGAGGGCGAACTCTTCCGACGTCGTGCCCGTGCCGCTCTGGTTGCTGCTCGGGAGGTGCGGTCATGAGTGTCGCGCCGCGGTGGTGCGGCCAGCTGGGATGGCCACAGGAGGACCAGGAGGCTGACAACCCGTGTGTCTGCGGCCTCGCCGACGGGCACGAAGGGCTGCACGAGTGCTACGAGGGGTGCGGCTCCTTGTGGGCTGGCGGTCGACGTCCGGAGGTGCGGTCATGACCGGGACCGAGGAAGCGTCGCCACTCTGGTGCGCGTTCGACGGGCCACACGAGGTTCACGAAGCCCGCAACGAGTTCGGAGGCACGAACTACTGTTCCGGACGACCTTTGCCACGTGTGACCGGGACTGAGGAAACACGAGAAGCGTTCGCGCAGGCACTTCACGGGCCGTATTGCGATTGCTGGGCATGCCTGCCGGACGGCGAGTTCCCGGATGCTCCGGGCGGCGCTATCGACGCATTGGAGGCGAACCCGAATGACTGAGCAAACACCCGGACGGGAACTCATCGAACGAATCCGCCGCGCCCAAGAGCGGGTAGACGCGTACTCATATCGGCCGACGACGGATGACATCCGGGATGCCGCAGCGCGGAACCTCGGACCGGGAGCGTTTGATGCGTGGCTGGCCGCTCACGACCGTGAGGTAGCAGCAGCCGCCTGGTGGGAAGGCGCCGAAGCCCAGTGGAAGCACCGCCCGGTCGGGAACCGTGTCCTCGAGTCCGAGAACCCGCACCGGGAGGGCCGCACCGATGCCTGAGGTGTGGTGCGACGGATGCCGCGAATGGTGGCCGCTCGATTCCGTCCATGGGTGGAACCCACCCCGGAAGGGAACGACGCGATACCCGCGCCGCGTCCGATGGACCGAGGAGGCCCGCTCGTGATCTTCTACCTGACCGAACCCGCCCCCACACGATGCTGCGCCCGATGCAAGACGCCATACAACTGCGGCAACAGTGAATGCCGCTGCCACCCGAAAGGAGGCACCCGATGACCGAACCACGCCGAGTGCTCATCACCGGCTCACAAACCTGGCCGGACGAGGCAGAGGTCAAGCGCGTTTTGGATGAAGCGTGGGCCTTCACCGGGCCGTTCGTCCTCGTCCACGGCGCCGCGCGCGGAGTGGACCAGATGGCCGAGATCCACCAGGCCGCCCGCTTCCGCCCAACTGAGGCGCACCCCGCCGAGTGGGACCGGTACGGGAAGCGAGCTGGGTACGTCCGCAACGCGAAGATGGTCGCCCTCGGAGCTGACATCTGCCTCGCGTTCATCCACAACGAGTCACGCGGCGCGACCATGTGCGCGAACCTCGCCGAGGAAGCGGGCATCCCGGCACGCCGGTACGTGCTCACCACGAACGGAGACCCCCGATGACCCCCGACCTTCATGACGTGGTGAGAGCCCTCACCGAACCCACCTACGAACACCACTTCCAGAAACGAGATGACGGTGAGGGAACGACGGTCACGATCGAGTTCCCCGGGCTGCTCGAGCAGATGCGACAGGCAGTCCTGCCGTCAGGGCAGAACGACGGCGCCGGCTCGTCCAGCGCGAAGCACACCCGTTCGCCGGGAGACCTCGAAGCGATGTACGAGTACCACAAGATGGCTGCTCAGATCGGGTCGTGGTGCCAGATGATCCGGCTCAGACCGTCACGCGACAGGGTCGCGGACCTGAAAGCTTGGTACGACAAAGCCCGCAGTGTGTTCGCCCCGGAACAGCTCGACTGGTACCGCCGCACTCTCGCCGGGTGGACGGCCACCATCCGGAACCACCTCGACGGACCCGAGAAGTACGTCCCTCACACCGCCTGCCCCATCTGCAACACCACAGCCTGGGGCGACGCGATCAACGGCGGCGACCTCTGGCCCATCGAAGTCCGCTACCGCATCGAAGAGAACGCTCGAGGCGAGGAGATCACGACGGGGCACGTCGCCCGCTGCCGGGCACCCCAGTGTGGCGCTGTCTGGCACGGGTGGGAAGCAATCGAGGAGCTCGGTAACGAAGTACGTGAAAAGCAACTCACCGCGGTAGGCGCACACCCGGAACCTAGTGCGTCTCGCCTCGGATGATCCGGTGCACCTGAACTGGTGAGAGCGCCGCCGCCTCCGAGATGTGCGTCTTCTTCATCCCAGCGGCGGCGGCCTCACGGATCAGTTCGTCACGCTCGACGGCGAGACGAGCACGGGCTTCCGCGTTCGCACGTAGCTTCTCCGTCAGCTCGGGGAACTGGTTAGCGGCCATCGCGACGGATCTTCAGGGCGACGACGAGCGCACCGATCGCGACGACGAGGCCGGCGACCGCGAGGATCAGGGTGAGCACTTCCATGGTGTTCCCTTCTACACTGGGAGGAGCGGCCCCGGGGTAATTCTTCTACCCCGGGGCCTCTCTGGTTTCTAGTCCCGACGCCGTTGGCGCTTCGCTGTCTGCCAGAGGATCACCGCGGTCACCAGGTTGATGATCGCGGTGAGGATTCCGATGATCTCCATCGGTTCTCCTCCCCGTTGAGGTACCTCCCCAACAAGAAAAGTCTATCGCGGCGACACACTAAAGTCAACCGTGATGACACACAATCGGGGAGGTGCCACGACACGCCAAATAGTTACACCGATGTAGTTCCCATCCGATATGATGGAAGGGCTTAGGTGAAGTGTCCCTAAGCCCAAGAGTTCGAGGCCCCGACTGCCAACGCGGTACGGGGCCTCACTCATGCGCGGAGGTGACCATGCGCTGCATCCTCACCCTGACCCTTGGCGCCGCGCTCGCGTTGATCGCCGCCTACCTCTGGCGACCCGCGATCGTGTGGGCTCTAAGCCGGGGAGATACCTGATGCATCCCTGTGACGCTTGCGGCGGCGAGTACACCAGCGCGTTGGCCGCTGCTGAGTGCTGCGACCCGATGTGGGAACGCGGCACCGACTGATGCGCATCCGATTCAGCGTCGAGCTACGCATCGAACGCCGCCAAGCCGAGACGGTCGAAGAGCCACAGTTCGAACACCGTGACACGGACACCCTCGTCGAGCAGATCGGGCAACCACCGTACATCGGGTTCGCACCCGCAATGCCCGAAGAACGCACCACATAACCGTCCCCGCGCCTCGTATCAGGGGCCACGCGGGTAGACCGGATGGGAGGATCAAATCATGCCCGACTACCCGACCGTAACCCTCGCCGGCTCCGAGTTCATGCGGGTCGGCGAAACCTTGCTCGTCCGCGCAGGCAGCATCCAGGTATGGGCCGGAATGCTCATCCACAACGCCGAAGACGGACACGTCTACATCGTCGTCGACCCCGCACAGAAGCGGCTCGAACACTACACCGTCCCCGCAACTTCGTAACAGGGGCTAAGCGGGAGACCGGCGCATCGCCAACCCGGTGCTTGTGTCCACGGCGGACCGCCACCAGCCGACAACCTACATTCGCTCGAGCAGCTGCGCCTTCTTCGCCGTGAACTCCTCATCGGTCAGGATGCCCTGATCCCGGAGAGCGGCAAGCTTCGCGAGTTGGTCAGCAGCATCTGGTGCGGGTGCAATCCCACCATGCGCCTGAGCCTCACGCACAGCATCCCGGATCGCTTCGAAGTCAGGCGCCTGCTTCTTCGTGAAGATCACAGCGTTCTCGTCCTTCGCCGCATCCTGCGACTTCCCGAACCCAACCGAGTGCTTCGAAGACTCACCAGATACCGAGAACTGGATGTGCCCATTGACGAGCGCGTTCGCCGGCTTGAACTGAACAGCACCAATCGACTTCACCGACAGCGCCTTATCCGATCGCCCATGAGTAGCACGACCAAAGAAACCCTCACGGCGAATCACAACAGTCGAACCATCGAACGACAGCTGACCGTTCACACCCTTGGCCTCAAGCACCACGAGCCACCCCAATCTGTAGAACCCCGAGGGTACCCGACAACACATCCCCACGGGGAGGGGTCATGGTTTCATCCCGCACCGGGCTCACCCCCCACCTGAGATTCCGGAAAGCGGTCCTCACGAGGGATCGACGCAACGGGATAACCCACTGCCCCATCGAAGGCTGCGGAGTCCTGCTCGACTACGACGTCAGCAGACAACCCAACAGCGCCGAACCAGACCACATCATCCCCAAAGCCAACGGCGGCACAGACAACCCCAACAATGGACGCGCCATCTGCCGACAATGCAACCAACGACGAGGAAACAGGGGAGACCCGAGGCCCAAAGCGCCGAAAGCACCCCTCCAACCCTCAGCAGGATGGTAGGGCCACCCACCCCCCACCCCGCCCCCAGCTCGCA